GACGGTATACAAGGAGAAGTAGCATGTCATCAATTCAATTCGGTTCAACACTATCACTCAACCAATTTGCAGACACTATCGTAGCCGTAGGTCAGCACGTAACGATAATCGGGCAGGGAGAGCCCGGCATAGGCAAAAGTTCTATGCTCAAGTACATTGGTAAACAGTTACCAAACTACGAAACAGCGTACATCGACTGTACTCTACTAGACTTGGGCGACTTCGCCCTGCCATACACCGAAACGACTGTCTCAGGCAACCTGAAGGTTACAAAGTTCGCACCAAACGCACGGTTCAAGTTTCAATCAGACAAGCCCGTTATCGTTATGCTCGATGAGATTGGCAAGGCTATGAAGTCTGTCAAGAACGTGCTGTTGACGCTGATGCTAGAGAAGCGTATAGGTGATGTTATGTTGCCTGAGGGTTCGATAGTATTCGGTACAACTAACTTGGTGACTGATGGTGTAGGTGACTCACTCGAAGCCCATGCCCGCAACCGTGTTTGTTTTGTAACTGTACGTAAACCACACGCAGGGTTTAACCCTGATGGTAGCGTTGACCCCGGTTCATGGGGCGCATGGGCGCTCGACAACAACATAGCACCCGAGATCGTTGCGTGGGTAAAGGAGACCCCACAAGTACTTGAGAGTTATACCGACAGCTCACAACGAGAGAACCCGTACATATTCAACCCGCTACGTGCAGGACAGACGGCGTTCGTAACACCGCGCTCATTAGAGAAGGCGTCATTCATTGCTAACAAGCGTCACATACTTGGGGACTCAGTAACTATCAGCGCGTTGTCAGGCACTATCGGTGAATCTGCCGCGAGGGATATGCAAGCGTTCTTTACCGTGGTGGACAAGCTACCTACATGGGAAGCGATTATGAGGTCACCCGATACCGCTAAAGTTCCTGATAGCGCAGTAGCTAAATGTATTCTAGTATTCAGCGCGTTGGCACGTATCGACAAAGACAATCTGTCTAAGTGGTTGCAGTACATGGAGCGTATCGACAAAGAGTTACAAGCGTTGTTTGCACGTAGCGCGATCAAGTCTACTAGTAAGCAAGCCGTTGTCGTGTCTAACAAAGAGTTTGTCAACTGGGCTACAAAAAATCAATGGTTGTTTTAAAAACAAATACCGTCTGACGGTATACAAGGAGAATGATATGGGTTACCGAAGCGAAGTTGCACTATTGCTATACACAAGTGATTCAAAACGCGAACCACTTTTAGACCTATGGGTTAGGGCAAACATAGTAGACGTATTTCGTGCCGACGAGGAGCTACGCGAGTATTTTGAATGGAAGGGGGAAAAGGATAATGAATTGTACCGCCTAATAGACGGGGGTATTGTCATTCAATTTAAAAGCATCAAGTGGTATGAGAGTTACCCGATAGTTAAGTTTGTAGATGGGATTATCGAGCAGTTTATAGAGACCTTTTTGAACGACCCGGTTACCACAGAAGCGTATGAGTTTATGCGTATAGGAGAGAGCTACGAAGATACAGAAGAACGAGCAGGGGGTGATACCCAAGGCTTTTTACGATTAGAACGTTCGATAGAAATTGATGTTTAAAACAGGAGAGTAAACATGACTACTAAACTAACTGCCGAACAGCGTGTAATTAAACAGCACGTGTGGCTTATGAACGAACCTAAGTACTGTCAGTATGCAGGTATATTTATGTTGGGTAATACAACGGTGACTGGCAAAGTACCAACAGCTTGTACCGATGGGGTCAATACTTATTACGGAAATAAGTTTGTAAACAGTTTGTCTGATGCCCACTTGCGTGGTCTTATCTTGCACGAGAACTTGCATAAGGCGTTTCGCCACTTGGTTGTATGGAAAGGCATATATAAACAGAACCCTAAAATTGCGAACATGGCGTGTGACTACGTTATCAATCTTATGATACATGACAGCGACCCCGAGGGTAGAGAAGTAGGGTTGCCTGATGGCGGTTGCCTTGACGAGAAGTATCGTGGCATGGACGCGCAAACTATATTTAAACTGTTACAAGGAGATGGAAATGGTGAAGGCAATGGTGGTAGTGGTCAAGACTCGCAAGAGCCAGAGGGATTTGACAGCCATGATTGGGAAGCGGCTTCAGAGTTGTCAGAACAAGAGCAAGAAGAGTTTGGTAAAGAGGTCGATCAAGCGCTAAGACAAGGTGCATTACTAGCGGGTAAGTTAGGTGGCAACACATCACGAGAAGTATTAGAGACGCTTACCCCTGTCGTTAATTGGCGCGAAGCATTACGTGAGTTTATCAACAGCACGAGCAGTGGTAAGGACATGAGTACTTGGCGCAGACCAAACCGTAGGTGGATAGACAGTGGGGTGTACCTGCCCAGTTCTGTTAGTGAGAATATGGGTAAGTTAGTTGTTGCCATTGATACTTCAGGTTCGATAGACAACAACGTGCTGTCGCAGTTCTTGAGTGAGGTTATGGCTATATGTAGAGCTGTTGAGCCCGAGTCACTAGAGTTGTTGTACTGGGACACACGGGTAGCACAACATGAAACATATTCTAAAGATAATTACGATGCCATCATGCAGTCTACAAAACCTAAGGGTGGTGGTGGTACAGACGTAGAGCCTGTGCCTAAGTATATAAGAGACAAACGCATCAACCCTGAGTGCGTAGTTGTGCTGACCGATGGGTGTCTCGGCGCAAGTTGGGGGGTGTGGGACTGCCCTACATTATGGGGTATCACGGAGAAAAATATTACATCACCAATAGGAGTAAGTGTCTATGTTGGATGAACATGTACTTTTAAAATATCACTCGCCCATACTAATGATGATGATGGGCGCGAAGTATGGGGCGTTGGCAATTATTGAAAGCGATTCGTTTATTGAAACAGGTAGCGCATCAATACTACAAAGGGGGCTTACATTATATGAAGCCCTAGCACTATCAAAAATTTTAAACTTAGGAGAATGACATGGCACGAGCAGATGGATATGAAACATTGATGTTACGCGTTGAAGCGAAGAAAGCTTTTTACGAGTGCAAGAAACAAGTAGAAGCACTAGTAGATATACCGATGACAAACTCACAAGCTATGCAGTACTTGTGCAAACTAGCCTTAAAACAAATACCGTCTGACGGTATCAAAGGAGAATGAGATGATTGGCAACAGCGCAATGTTAGTAGAATTAAATATGCCTGTGTGGACTGCACGGAAGATGGACAAGAATGTATCTAAAGAAGTTGACATAGCTAAGGGTACTAAGACTCGTGCGGGTAACTACCACAAGAAGTTATTGGCGGGGGCAGTAAAGCTAGATGATATACAACGCGTTGCTAGTGCCGCACGTACTTGGCACTATGCTAACACTCTACCTTGGTCGGACAATGGGGCGCGTCTCTTGCCTATGAAGAACTTCTTTGAGTACAAGCAAACACTCAATGACTTTGAGCAACAGTTTAACAACGCAGTAGATGCGTTCATAACAGAGTACCCAACGCTCGTATCTAGTTCTGCGTTTACCTTGGGCGGGTTGTTCGATCGTGAAGAGTACCCCGATGTAGACCAAGTGCGCAGCAAGTTTGCTTTCCGTTATATGTTTAGCCCTGTACCTGATGCGGGGGATTTCCGTGTAGATGTAGAGGAACAAACTAAGAAGGAGTTGCAAGATCAGTACGCACAGCATTACAAAAACAAATTGCAAGAAGCCATGAACGACGCATGGAAGCGACTGCACGACACACTCACTCACATGAGTGAACGCTTAGACTACACCGATGAAAGCAAAAAGAAGTTTTGGGACAGTATGTTTCATAACGCTACCGACCTTTGTGGGTTGCTGTCTAAGTTAAACGTATCTGACGACCCTAAGTTAGAGCAAGCGCGTAGAGACCTTGAACGTGCCCTGTCTGGTGTTGACCCTAGCACAGTACGTGAGAGCCAAGAAGTACGTGAGACCGTTAAGAAACGTGTTGATAATATTTTAGCAATGTTCTAAGGAAAATATAATGCTTACTAGAGATGATATCGCAGACTTGTCAGAAGCCTTTACACAATTCGATAATAAAATGTACAGCTGGAAAACACAGGCATACAGTTCTATACCCGGTATTAGTGACGATGAGTGCATACGAGAAGTTGAGAACTTACTGGAGCAGGGGGTAATGTTTACTACTCCTACGTTTAAAGATATAGCCAGAAGCGTACATAGTACTAAAGAATCTGTACGTAGAAACAAACTATCACGAGGAGATAAAAGTTTTGTAATCGTTGAAGATGAAGGAGGTGTTACCTACGGGGTTGGTGCGTATGACTCTAGACGAGAAGATAACTACCACAAGGTGGCGTCAGTTGACTGCTTACCTGAACACTATAAGGAGAAGATGTTTTTACTTAGACTAGTAGAGCCGAGCAACTTTATACCTGAGGTTGGATATAGGGGGGTAAATGGGATATTTATTTTACTTTGTGGGCAGTACCCGATCGCGGATTAAGATTTTATGTTGACCAATATAGTTATATTGTTTATACTCATACCAAAACATATAACGATACTTGGGGTAGCAGATGTTTGATGATGCGAAAGGTATTATAGCCATACAGATATTTACTGGTGGACTGTGGTGCTACCCCGCTCTTGTTTTTCGAGGGCAAAAGAAAGCCGTAGTGTACGACGAACACATACCTAAGTTTTTACAAGATAAGCTCACGTTGCTACGCTTAGCGGGTAAGTTTGTGCGGGTCAAAGGCTATGGGTACAAGACACGCAGTGGGTATCATGTTGTGGTTGATGCAGAGCAGTGGCAGAAGTTTATAGATGAGTACAAAAATTCTGAGAAGTTTAACGCACGTTATAAAAAGGATAGTAAAAATGAAGAAGCTATTAGCAATATTATGTTTATCGGTGATGAGCATTACTAGCGCGTACGCAGTAACAAAATGTGCACCTGATGGGCGCGGTGGTATATGTTGTTGGGATACAGAAGTAGAAGGCCCATTTAAACCATTAGCTTGTTAAGGAGATAACATGCCCGTAACCCCCGAAAAGAAAGTCAAAGATAAAGTAACTAAACAACTTAAGGATATTGGTGCTTATTATTTTTATCCAGTTACGAGTGGGTATGGGGGTTCGGGTGTGCCTGACATTGTAGGTTGCTATGGCGGGTATTTCTTTGCAATTGAGTGCAAGGCAGGTGCTAATAAACCTACCGCGTTACAAGAGAAGCACTTAAAAAATATATGTGAGGCAGGAGGAATAGCCTTTGTTGTTAATGAAGGTAACGTACAAGACGTTTATAAAACAATCTATGAGGCAATCTATGAGGCAATGAGTAATGGTAAATAGTTCTGTTCTAAAAGAAGCTGAGGTTATTATTTACGGTGATAGAGAAAAGACGTATGGTCACCCTGCTAAGAACCTACAAGCTATTGCAACCATGTGGAACGCGTATTTAAAATCAGTCGGCGATAGGGCACTTACCGCGCAAGATGTTTGTGTCATGATGGTGTTATTAAAAGGTGCACGACTAGCCAATGACCCAAGCCACCGCGACTCATCGGTTGATATTTGTGGCTATGCCGCGTTGATCGAGAG